GCAAGAGTATCGTTATACCACTTCTGATCACGACCTGGAACACGATGCCACGGCACTTCAATCGGATGATACTGATTCTTTCTCTTCTGGGCATTATTCCAGATATCATAGAAGTGATTAAGACCGTTAGGGGTAGATACAAGAACTGTCTTAGTCTCTTTACCTGATGAAATCGTAGGAAACACAGATGTAAAGAATTCTTCCCAGTTATCGATGTGCGCAGCTTCGTCGATAATAAGCATGTTAATAGAATAACCACGAATGGCTGAAGCTGACGTGGCGGCCGCTAGCACTCTAGAATTGTTTTCAAGGACCATAGATCCTTTGTTCCATTCTAGAACACCTTGCTGAAGCCACTTAGGTAAATGCTGGTACGCTAGCTGAACCTTACCAAGAATTTCACGTGCGGTGTCGGCTTTGTTGGCAAGAAGTGCAACTGTTTTCTCTGGGTGAAATAGAATGTACCATAGGATCGCAGCACAAGTCACGGTAGATTTACCAGCCTGACGAGCAGTTGTGATGATAGTGAATCTATTCAAAACCATAGATTCAAGCATCTCTTTTTGATAGTCATACAAATGAAGATCGACCAAACCTCTATCTAGGTTGATGACCTTCATGTATCTTTCTACGAAATGAACCGGATTACGCGCACACTCAATATATTCTTCTACGAGCTCAGGAGTCCATTCAATTTCTACATTCTTTTTCTTTAGAAGGAGGTTACCGTTATAACCTTTATCCTTTATCCTCGGTTCCTCGATCAAATTTAGCTCCTGTCATTTTAGCAATAATTTTTTGTAGATCAGTTGATGATCCTACAAAAAGATTGTTATTCACTGTTGTTGGGTTGCTGCCACCGGTCGTTGATGAATCGGCAGCGTCGATTTCTCTGATAGTTTGCTGAATTTCTAATAAATCTTTATTAGCCACTAATAGAGTATCGATTAATTTAGCGACAACTTCGAATGCTCTAGGATGTTGTGACTGGCCGGCAATTTGAACTAACTTGTCTAAAGCATCTTTACCAGAATCGATTACATCCAAGATATTAGATCTGGCTGTTGTAAAATCCTTTTTGGCAGAATCATCCATGACTTCGCCCATCAATTTTACAATTTGATTTGGCTTATCATTTGGAATAGGTGAAATTCCCATCGATGCTGCAATAGGATCGTTGTTAGCTGAATCATCATTATTCATTGTCTATCTCATCATGGCTTACGACTACGGTTACATATCCATAGTTATCTGTTACTGACACATTAGCATATGGGATTGTAAGATCTATATTAGATGTTGGCAATCCGTTTGCGGTTAATCCAGGTTGAACAGTTACTCTTTCTGAAACATCTGTCACGCCAACCGAATCATTGATATTAGCTGTGTTGGCAACATAAAACTGTGCATTGACAAACTTGATAACCTTGGATTCTGTTACAGGACCATAAAACCAGCCTTTAAGAGTGAACTTAAGAGTCCAAATGATTGATCTACGTTCTTTGAATGAACCGTCATATGTATCTTCAGATGTGATTGAATTCAGGACGAATTCTAGATCGCGCTTTTCTTCCATCTCTGGAATAAGTTCTGCAGTAACCGTCCATGAGGGTGTGAAATATGGAAGAATCTGTTCTAGAATTTTATTGCCATCTTCGATATTCTTGGTAATGATGAACAGTGTATAGCCGATATTATATGGAACCGGATTATACTGTGTTCTAAGATTATTATTAGATGCTGTATTACGAAATGATGATCTACCTGATGTTCCAAGCTTACGTGAACCATCGTAGTCTAGTGTATCTTGAATGAATGAAATGTACGGCATCGTTGGCGTAGCTGAAGGCTTACTTAAATCTGAATCTGGATTCGCTTCTAGTCGCGCCATCATTTTGTCTTTTGGCGCGTATGTAATTGGAACTTTGATTACAGCTTTTTTAACATCTGATTCATCTGTTCTAGTGATTCGGATGTTATTAAAAAGTGTACCAAATAAAGATGTGTATTTTCTCAATAATGAGAAATAGAATGGGTCATTAAACATTACATATCTTCTGCAAATGGGTTGCTTTCAGAGAAATCAATTATAGCATCTGCTGCTATTTCTAATTCTTCATTCATAGACGCTGGATCAACGGTCTGTGGATCATATTTTTCACCGATAAGATAATCAGACTCTTCTGTCATAAGAACGTTTCCATCTTCGTCAGTTAGAGCCCAATCAAATATATTAGTTGAATGAATCTTTTGAATGCGATCGATCTGAGGGATACCTGTGTTGAATACTTCATTAGAGTATTCAAACATTTCGCATGTTAATTCCCATGTGGTAAGATTTCCTACTTGATAAAAAATTTCATCTTCGTTCACAAACTTAATTTGAAAGATTTTGTTATTAAGAGGAAAATAAACAATATCGCCTTCACGAGGCCTCGCTATATTAATAACTTCTGCAATACCATTTTTAAAGATTCTTTGTGAAACCGAAAACACAACCTGGTTTCTAATTTCAAGACCAAACCTAGACATGAATTCACCGTCGCCGCTGAAACCATCAATTGATTTGATGTACATTTCGATCGACATTGGAACGGTGTAAGATGACTGATCGTCTTCAGTATAAATTCCATCTCTAGAAACGATATTGCGTGGAATATAAATCATTTCTTGCCCGTAAATTTTGATCGATTCGATGATCAAATTTTCGAACAGCTGTTGCTCCTGGCTCTGAGCGAAGTTATTAAAGAAGACGTTCGTGCCAACTACCATTATACTATTTTCTTCTTACATTTGTCATTGTGATATCTACCAATATTACCTGCGTTTCCCGTAAATTCACAATGCATGCATTGTATTTTCTTCTTATTTATTGAAGCAAAAACACCGGCATTGGTTATCTTGGCTTTGTGTTCTTCGGTTAATGGCCGACCTCTGTTCTTTTCGATTGCTGCCTTCCAATTTCCAGGCCTTTTATTCTTACCCATCATAGATCTGGATTTCTGGGCTAGGACCTTTGGATCCTGTGTCCAACTGGTGTCTCTTTCTTTAAGTCCGTTTTCGTAGTTTTTTCTAACATCCGGCCGAGACATAGCTTCTTTTGTTTTGATAGCTATTTTTTGGTTTATCCTTAGACGATCATATTCAGAAGCAGACCAATGATTGCCACTTCTTTTTAAATTATAATATCTAATCTTTATTTCTTCTGGTTTAATCATCTGAAGCCAGCGAGTCTCTTCTTCTAGCATATCTTTTCTAGACGAATATACTCGTTTTAAAATACGTCGCTTGAAGTCATTAGTTCTTCTTGCATATGCTTTGTTCATCCATTTTGAAGAACAAACATATCTATCTGTTTCTGTTCCCCAATGGGAACCGATATAATAACGCTTATGTTTACGGTCAAACCAAATATAAATGAATCCATATTTTTCCATAGAAATCTCCTTTCTCTATGGAATTATTTATACACAAAATGGGGTAAACTATCCTATAAAATCCGCAACGGGCAATGAGAAGTTAACAATCATTTCATGCTCTAACCTTTCAATTTCTTCTACTGCTTCGTCGTAAATTTTCTGGCCATTAAATGTCAATCCACCTGGCAACTTCATTTCACCAAATTTCTTGATATTATTTCCCCACTGACGCTTGATTAGAGCAGTAGTGTATCTGGCCAACCAGCGGTCTGACCATACATCTACGTATTCTTCTGGATCGATAATACCGTACGCTTCAAGTACAATATATTCACCGATAGAAATAAGATCCCAGTCCATATCGATATATAGCTTATTAGTATGACGGTTGTATCTGATTGGCTTCTGACCAATAAGAAGTTGCTCTAGTAGCTGAAGATGCGACATGGCCATATAATATGGAACCATTGATACAGAAGTAAGTGTGTACAAATCATTTAGAGCAATCTGGTAACGAATATCGAAAATATTATTGGCGGTTAACATTCCTCCAATAGGGAAGACCTTAACTGCGCCAATAATATTTTCAGGAAGTGTGATAAACTTGTTAGTCTTATCTTCTGCTGTAACTAAATGCTTATAATACTGCTTGCCTGTACCGTCGAAATGATAATCAGCGTAGTATTTCAAAGCCTCGGAAACACGATCTTCAACCTGATCTTCGTCGACATTGATTTCAATTACAGGCTTACCCAAAGCTCTTAGGCAGTAATTTTTAAATTCTTCTCTGGTTGTAGGTGTCGACATGATGTTATTCCTTTGCCTTATTTATTTCCAGCGTGGGCCTACAAACCAATAAACTAGAGTTCTTCTCTGACCGCTTTTAACCGGTAGTACTCTATGAGACATAAAGGAAGGAAACAAGATAATTGATCCCTTATCTAGCTTCAATGTGTTAAGTGCACTTTCAGGTGGTGAATGTGGATTCATGATTTGAAACTCGCCGCCTTCGTACTCTGACGGATCAGACAACATGATCACTGCTGAAAGCTTACGCCACAATAAAGCTTTAGGAATGCAGTTTAAGCCACGACCATCCATAACTCCGATAGGACCATCTGGATGCCATGTATAATGTTGATCAGGATTGTAAATCGAATACTGTGGAGCTGTTGAACCTGTTAACTCAAAATCAAAAATGTTCTTGTTAATGACGTCAACTCTCTTAAGTACTTCATTATCCCAAAAATCATAGTGCACCGATGCCGCATCGCCTTGCTTTCTCAAGAAATGAATATCGGTGTTTCTAATATCCATATTCATTTTTTCTTTAGAGATGATAGAGCCTTTAACCATCTCAGAATGAGAATGTGAAAGTGCACCATTGACGATCACTAATTCTTGATCAGATAGAAACTTATCCATGATGTAAAAAGAGGCATAGTGTAGCCATTGTTGATTCGCCATATTGTAAGTAGTATACGTGTCATCATTATTAACTTTTTCCATTTTACACTCCATTATTAAAATTCAATTATTCTCCGCCGCCCGGTGGTACACCTGGTGGTGCTGGTACAACATATCCTGCAGCACCTTCATTACCGCCGCCACCAGTTGGTCCAGTAGTTCCTCGTGCACCAACAGAACCTTGTGGCCCAGCCGGTCCTCTTGCTCCAGATGGACCTATTGATCCCGTGTCGCCTCGGCCGCCAGTAGTTCCTCGTGCACCAACTGGACCTATTGCCCCAGTAGCACCGATCCCGCCAGTTGGGCCTCTTGCTCCGGTTGGTCCGATAGAACCTGTATCACCGATACCACCTGTTGGTCCACGTGTTCCTGTTGGTCCGATTGGGCCGTCAGGGCCTCTTGCTCCGGTTGGACCGATAGCTCCGACAGGACCTCTTGCTCCAGTGTCACCACGGCCGCCGGTCGCGCCGATAGGACCGGTTGGTCCAATAGGGCCAGTAGTTCCTCTAGCACCAGTTGGACCGATAGATCCAGTTGGTCCTAGGTCACCGGTATCTCCACGACCACCAGTTGGTCCTCTTGTTCCTGTTGGACCGATGCCTCCAGTTGGTCCACGCGCACCAGTTGGTCCGACAGGTCCAGTTGGTCCTATGTCACCAGTATCACCGCGGCCACCAGTCGCTCCGATAGGACCGGTGGGTCCGATAGAACCTGTAGTTCCTCTTGCTCCGGTTGGACCAATTGCGCCAGTTGGCCCAATAAGTCCTGTATCACCACGGCCGCCAGTTGCTCCACGAGTTCCAGTTGGACCGATTCCGCCAGTTGGCCCTCTCGCTCCGGTTGGTCCAATTGCGCCCGTTGCCCCCTGCGCTCCAGTATCACCTCGACCGCCAGTTGGTCCTCTTGCTCCGGTTGGGCCGATTGAACCTGTAGTTCCTGTTGCTCCAGTTGGTCCTCTTGCTCCGGTTGCCCCTTGCGGTCCGGTAGTACCACGCAAACCTGTAGTACCGATAGGACCGGTTAAACCGATAGAACCGGTATTTCCTATCGGTCCGGTTGGTCCACGCGCGCCGGTTACTCCGATAGCTCCAACAGGGCCGGTATTTCCTACAGGCCCGGTTGGTCCTCTTGTACCTGTTGCTCCAATAGCACCAGCAGCGCCGGTTACTAGATTCGCAGATGTTTGTACTGAGCCATCATTAAATGTTACGCCGGTATTGGATAATGTTGTTGTCATTTATTTAATCTCCATTATCCTGGGCTAGGACCTGGATCAGGTGGAGGCGCAATTGCATCAGGACCAGCTGCGCCTGTAGGACCCCTAGAACCCGTGTAACCAAACGAACCAGTATAGCCAACTGAACCAATATATCCTACTGATCCAGTGTAGCCAACTGAACCAGTATAACCAACAAGAGAACCAGTGTATCCAATAGAACCTGTGTAGCCAACTGAACCGGTATAACCAACAAGAGAACCTGTGTAACCGATAGAACCAGTGTATCCCACTGAACCTGTATAACCGACAAGAGAACCAGTATAACCGATAGAACCTGTGTAACCAATCGATCCAGTGTAACCCACTGAACCCGTATAGCCAACGGAACCCGTGTATCCTACTGAACCAGTATAACCAGTTAATGATCCCGTGTAGCCAATCGATCCAGTGTATCCGATTGATCCAGTGTATCCTACCGAGCCAGTATAACCAATCGATCCAGTGTAGCCAACTGAACCCGTATAACCAACAAGAGAACCAGTATAACCGATTGATCCGGTATAACCTACAAGAGAACCGGTATAACCAATTAGGCCGGTCGCACCTACTGATCCAGTGTATCCTACTGAACCAGTATAACCAACAAGAGATCCAGTATAACCAATTGAACCCGTGTAACCGATTGAGCCAGTATAGCCAAGAGAGCCAACGTAACCGATTGAGCCAGTATAACCCCTAGATCCAGTATAACCGACAAGAGATCCAGTATACCCAATTGATCCGGTGTATCCGATTGATCCGGTATATCCCACTGAACCTGTGTATCCAATAGAACCTGTATAACCAATAGAACCTGTATAACCGACAAGAGATCCAGTATAACCAATAGAACCAGTATACCCAATTGATCCGGTATATCCGATTGATCCGGTATATCCCACTGAACCTGTGTATCCAATTGATCCGCCGTAACCAGCTAATGATCCTGTATATCCAATTGAGCCAGTGTATCCTACTGATCCGGTGTATCCTACCGAACCCGTATATCCAATTGATCCAGTATACCCAATTGATCCCGTGTAGCCAATGGAACCTGCGCCGTCAACAGATCCGGTATAACCAAGTGATCCAGTATAACCAGTTGCACCTCTAGATCCGCCATAACCCCTTGTTTGAGCTGTGGTGGTCTGTGTTAAATCTGGATATATTAATATTCCATCAACTGTGATTTGCGTTGTCATTTATATCCTTACGGTGGACATGGGCCAAACGACCATGTCTCAATAAAGAAACATTGTCCCATAGAGCCTGTGTATCCTACTGAACCTGTATAACCTGTAGCGCCAGTCGGACCGCCAGAACCTGCAGGACCAGTTGCACCTGCAACACCTGTCGCTCCTGTTGCACCAGTTGGGCCAATATCTCCTGTAGCCCCAGAAGTACCTGTTGCGCCAGCTGCACCTGTAGGAGAAATAGGACCTGTTGCTCCTGTTGCTCCTGTTGCTCCTGTCGAACCGGCCGGACCGACGTTGCCTATTGATCCTGTATAACCTGTAGCGCCTGTTGATCCTGTTGTTCCGCTAGGTCCGGTTGCTCCTGTAGTTCCTGTAGCTCCCGCAGTTCCGGTCGGTCCAATTGGGCCGGTTGCTCCAGAAGATCCGGTTGCGCCGGTAGTTCCTAGTGCTCCTGCTGGGCCTGTTGCTCCAGTAGTTCCTGTAGCTCCCGCAGTTCCTGTTGGGCCAATTGGTCCGGTTGCTCCAGTACTTCCTGTTGGTCCTACCGGTCCAGTTGTACCGGCGGGCCCGGTTGCTCCGGTGGCACCAGTTGCTCCTGTTACACCAGTTGGACCAATCGGCCCAGTCGCGCCCGTCGTTCCTGTTGCCCCTGTAGTTCCCGTCGCACCGGTTGGTCCGGTAGCTCCTGTAATTCCGGTTGCGCCTGTCGTTCCAGTAGGACCAACTGCGCCAACTGCGCCCGTTGGGCCAGTGCCGCCGACTGGACCTGTTGCACCAGCTGGCCCGGTTGTTGCATTAGCAGGACCTGTCGCACCGGTAGTTCCTGATGGTCCTACTGCACCAGCAGCACCAGCTGGCCCGGTTGTTGCATTAGCAGGACCTGTCGCACCAGTTGCTCCGGTTGTTGCATTAGCAGGACCTGTCGCACCAGTAACACCCGTAGGTCCGATAGCACCGATATCTCCTTGAGCGCCGGTTGCACCGATAGGACCAGTTGCACCAGCCGGTCCAGTAACAGCGCTATTGTCGCCAGGCGCGCCCGTAGGACCTGTTGGACCAGTTACACCGATAGGTCCCGTCGCTCCTATCGAGCCGGTATATCCTATTGAACCAGTGTATCCTGTTGCTGCTTTTGTTGTTTGTACGCTTGCATCACTGAAAGTAATACCAGATACAGTGATTGTTGTGGCCATTAATGACCTCGTTTAATCTGATCAAGTTCTAGTCTAAGTTCTTTAATAGCTTCAACTAGTAAGCCTACCATGTTACCGTAAGCCAAAGACAAATAACCATCTTTATTTACTTGAACTGCCTGTGGCAATACAGGAACTACATCTTGTGCGATTAGGCCGGTTGATTCACCGCCATCTGAAATACGAATGAAGTTAACACCTGTTAGCTTGCAAACCTTGTCTAATGCGTTTTCAATCCTTTCAATCTTTTCCTTTCCTCTGATATCAGAAGAAGAAATAAGATTTCCGTTGGTTGAGATGTTGCCAACCGCAGTGATAGTACCTGAGACTTCAACGTTAGCAGCAATGACTTTATTAATATTAGATGTAGAAGCCGGATCTACGTAAAATGAAGCATTAGCTGAGTCGTAAATAATATTAACATTAAGATCTGTTAATGTTCTGCCGACATCGTTGTTAATAACAACATCTGGCTTGCTAGTAACACCAGACCATGGAACTGCTCCGGCTGAAACTGCTGAGTTAACATTGAAATTACTTGGGTTATATGCTAGCACACTGGAACCGTCGTTGGTTCCCCACAAATACGTAGGCTGGCCAGCGGTTGATGTGTATGTAAATGTCATGGCAGCACCATCACCACCAGATCTCGATAGCGTTGATGCTTTAGTAGCTAGTGTTGCTGAAGCTGCAGACGTCGCAGTTGTTGCTGAACCGGCGGTAGTCGCAGAAGCTGCGCTTCCTGTAATTGAAATTCCCCAGATACCAGATGCTCCGGTGCCTGTTAGAGTAGGAGCCCAACTGTTAAAATTGCCTGAATGTAGAAGCCGTACCCATGCAGTGGTACCTAGGCCGTTCGTGGCTCTATAGTACAGATGATCTTCGTCCGTAAATGATCCAGCAAACTGCATTGCATAGTAATTGCCGGTATTATCATCAGTTGCAGAAATCAGATTATAAGCAGTCGCACCAGTTACTGGCCAACCATTTGTTGTAGATGTTGATGCTGCATGGAAAAAACCGGAATCAATTCGAGCAGCAACATTAGATGTTTCTGCTGAAATGATTCCGTTTGACGACTGAAATATTCTGCTTTGAAACGTTACGTTTCCGGAAAAGGTTGCCCCAGTAAGAAGCGCAAATGAAGCTAGTGGAGCTCCAGCTAATGCAATAGCATTTACCGAAGTTACTGCTGAACCATTACCGGTGATAACTCCACCAACTCTTAGCGCACCAGATACGTTCGCAGTTCCTACGACTTGTAATGATGCATCTGGGCTAGACGTGTTAATACCTACTCTGCTAGTAGATGTATTAACAACTAGTACTGAGCCATTAACGGTTAACCCGTTTTTTACTGCGAAATCATTATCAGCCATTTATTCGAGTTCCCTTTCCCTCGTGTTTCTTCATATTTATGTGAAAAGGAACTCTTAATAATTATTCGGTCTTAGGAGCAGCCTGTGTTGGAATCTGCGGCTGAAGCTGCTGATTAATTTCAGTGATAAGCTGAAATACCTGCTCAAAAGGCATCTTGCCTAAAGCAGCCATCACAACGTTCATCTTTTCCATGCTAAGCTTAAGTGTTAGATCAGTGTTCATGTTTATATCCTTATAAAATGATGTAATAGTTAGTTATTTATGCCCACGGAAGCGGTGATGCCACCGGCTGTTGCTGTGTTTTGTATAAAATTTGAGCAGCAACATCCGCTTCGGCTGCAGCTGTCATATCTTCTCCTATAGTGCCTTTAACCCAAGAAATTACTTCCTCTTCGGTGATTTCTTCAAATGGAACAAAATTAACTGGATCTGGTTTGTTAAGAGCGATGCTTCCATTTAATTCAGCTGATAGATCACCGTCGACGCCGCGCACTTTCCAGTGAACAACCTTGACAACGCTTTCTAAATTATTTTCAGATGGAATAGTGTTAATTTCCTTCACACTCCAAGTATACACAACAGCCATTATATTCTCCTGTAAATTATGTGATATTTATACTAAGCTATACGCGTTGCAGCATTAATGAAAATGTCGTCGATTTCTTGTGGTGTCAAACCGGCTGCAGCGCCTAGATTCACGACCATTGGATGATTGCGCTCAAACATCGTAGATTCTGTCCAATAGATTTGTGCTAGCTCTCCTGCCGAAGCAACCACCGCTTCAACAGTTGTTAGCAAGTCTAGATCTTTCAGTGCCAGCTTCATGCGAAGCCGTGATACTGAAATGAGTACTACCGGTGTAGCCGGAATTTCCGGGGTCACGAAAGCAGCTATGGCGGCGTCCGATGCCGCTTTCGTAGCTGCAATAAGTGCGAGAGTTTCGGCGTCGAGGGGTTGACCATTGTTACGGGCAATGAGATCGGCTGTGACACCTTCGACGTCGTATGGAATTGGTGGAGAAATTGGAATTGACATATTGTCTCCTTAACTACCGCTAAATATAAGAGCTGTATTTGTTCCGGTATTTTCTGTAGCGGCTGAAGAATAGGCGTACGCTTCAAAGTAGTCAGTACCGTTGGCAACTACTGCACATGTCACGGCGGTGTTTCGAAGCCGCCCCAGTCCAGCCCCATCGTCGATATTTTGCCCGCTAGACGCATAGGCTGCACCATTTTTGTAAATAGCAACATAGAAGTTTCCTGCATAAGTGGGATACCAGTCACAGTGAACCGAAACTACGTAATTGCCTGCTGGAGGCGTCCAACGATAATTTGTGGCACTGTCGTAGAAGCTACCTTCATCGAATGTTTCGGAGTTAAATTGGACTTTTGTCCATGTTGCAGTTGGGATGGATTGCGCCACAGTGCGTGTTGCGGCAAAAGACGGCTTTGTAGTACCGCTAGCAAACGTGACTGCACCATTAACCGTCAGTGTAGATCTTAGATTAGTTGCACCACCAACATTCGCTGTGCTAGAAACATTGATGAAGCCAGTGAC